TGCATAGATCGTACCTTCGATGTACATGTCACGAATAACGTCTTCTTCTGTCTGTTCTACTTGGTGTGTGATGAATGACTCACGAATACCCATGTGTTTACGAACATCTTTGAATAGAGACATTCCTTGACTAAAAGTTTTTGGAAGTCCATTCTTGAATGAATCATAGTCATCACCAGAAGCTGCAGCACGCATCTTAGAAGCAGACATCCCTGTCACTCCTTCTGCATCTGGGTCTCTTTCGCCAGCAGATACAACTTCAATATTGTCGAATCCATAATAACCGTGTCTACCTTCAACACCATTATACTTGTTCAACAATGTATCAAACTCTGTTACACGATCAGAACCAACAACCATTACAATTGATTTGTGTCCTTTATTGTGTAGTGTTACTGCAATCTCAAATACTTGTCTTGCTTTATCTACAAAGATACTTCTAGAATGTTTTGGGAACATCTTCTTCATATATGCAACTTTCTTTGCATATGGAAGAGGGTCTTTCTTTGGGTTTTCTGAATGTGATGCAAAGACATAGTAAGGTGCGCCAGCATTTTTCTTTGCTTGTTTCGCAACTGCATCTAATAATTTTTCATGCCCAGTAGTTGGTGGATTGAATCTACCAAAAGTGAATACAGCAGTATCACCACGAGCTTCTCTGATATCCTTAAAACTTTTCATTCTTCTGTACCCGATCCTCTTATCATTTATCCCATGCCTTTATTGCGGTAAAGTTGTTAAAACTAAATTCCATTCTATCTACAAGTTTGACTGCATCGCCTGATACTCTGTCAATTGCAACGTAACCCTCTGGGTTAGTTACTTTAAACCCATTTGCAGTTTTAATGAATGTATCTGTTAATCCCTTAACACTATTTAGTTTACTTACAACGCCCATTTTTGCATCAACCAAGTGTCCTTGAAATGCGATAATGTTTTCTAAATTCTTTGTATGTTTTTTTACTTCACGAAGATACTCAGTTTGGAGATTGGTATATTTTTCTTTACCTTTGTCACTCTTAACTTTATCTATTTGTTTTTGAATTGCATCGAATACCCACTTCTCGTATCCTTTTGCATGTCCTCTAGGGTCAGTAATCTTCTGCCCTTCACGAACTTTACTATTATTGTATGTTTTTAATTGAGCACCAGCAAGTGTTCCAGTAAATACATCCTGTAGTTTTAGGAACTTGTTTAGTAGTGGTGCATTGATTCTCTTGAATGTAGAACCAGCAAGAGATAAAGATTTTGTAACCTTTTCAGTTTCAGATGCAGTCATTGTAGCCTTACCAGATACGTCCTTGTAAGTTGCATCGTCCATCCAAACTGATGAAGGTTTGGTAAGCCCTTTAATATTTGCACCGAATGACGCTTTCATTCCTTGCAAATCTGATCCAGCATATGTTGTGTGCCATACGACACCAATCTTCGAAGACTTAATTTTATTACCTAAATCTGAATTTACATCTACTGCATATACGATTGTATTAGGTTGGAAAGTGTAGTACTTAGTACCATCTATAGTTGTTGTGTCAACATCATCAGATGTATACATCAAGTCGCCCTGTAGAACGTCTTTAATACCCAACTTAGAAAACTCTGAAAGGGCAACTTTAAACTTACTGTTCAGTGAACCAGATAATCCATCTGCATCAATCTCTGCGGCAGTCTTATAAAGTTTTGGTGTTGCGTTGAATACTGACTTCTTTGCAACAAAGAACTTACCATCAGCAGGGTCGATACCAGCAAAGATTGCAGGCGCACCGTCCCATTTAACAGTCATGTTTACAGATGAACGTGATGCACCAGCCAACATATCTCTAAGAGAACGAACAAAGTTAATTGCTGCTCTGCCTCCTGGCACTCCGAAATTCAAGATTTCGTCTTCGATATGTTCTAGGTGTAGGTTCTTCCCACCTTTATCTTCAGTGAGATACCCCGAAAAGTTTAACATGTGGCACAGTTTCCATTCATACAAAAGTTATTACTATTCTATTTATAACGAAACTATGCTAGAACTTCATATCTGTGAACTTGTCGTACTTAGAATTCTGTCCTCTATCGAAAGCTGGTGTGTCATCCTGTCCACTATCAACTATATCAGATTGTGCTTCTTGTTCACAATCATACAGTTTCATCTTACTTCTATCAATACCTACTACAAATCTCTTGTTTGTACCCAAGTCATTGTAGCGATTCTTCAATTGTTTAACCATTAACTGGTTCAGTCCTTCTAACTCTTCAGTAGAGATTAGTGCAAACATTAAGTCAGCAGTTGCAGGCAAACCAAATGATTCTGAAGTATCTTCTAGTCCAACATCAGAGTTTGCAAAACCACCACGAGTCGTTTGGGTTGCAGTCATAATTGGTAGATTTGTTTCAACAGCAAGTCCACGAAGTTCTTCTGCAATCGCCTTGATGTAGAAGTATGAACCCACACTTGCGTTACCTTTGAATCGTGATGAACTACAAATGTTCAAATAGTCAATAAAGATAATGTCTGGAGAAAATGATTTCTTTAGAGCAAGTTCTTTGATTAGACTACGGAAGTGTCCAGAGTGAGCAGATGCAGTTGGGTATTCTTTAATAACAAGTTTACCATTAGTCTTAGAATTAATCTTTTCAACCTTAGATTCAAACATCGCTTTAGGTAGATTGTGCAAATCTTCCATTGACACATTCATCAAGTTAGCATCAATACGTTCAGCGATACGTTCTTCTGCCATTTCCATAGTAATGTAAAGAACATTCTTACCTTGCATTAATGTAGAAGACGCCATGTGACACATGAACAATGATTTACCAACACCAGTACCAGCAAGGGCAACATTCAAAGTTTTGTTTGGAAGGCCACCTTTAGTAATCCTGTTGAAATAATCTAAGTCAAACTCTAGTTTCTCTTCTTTCTTATGATAGAACTCAAATCGTTCATCTGCATTCTCAATATAGTCGTGTCCAATATGTTGGTCAAAACCTACTGCAAGTGCTTCAGATAGAATAGATGGAATTGCTTCTTGAGTATGTTCCCTATCTTTACCCTCAATAATCTGGATACCTGATAGGATAGCATTGTATACCGCTTTGTCCTTACAGAACTTTTCAGTAGTAGTAACCAACCATTGCATATCAACTTCAGCATCTTTAAGAGATTCAATAACCTCTACAACTTTTTGAAATTCAGTTCCGTTTAAGTCTTTTCTATTATCAAGTTCGATAGACAAAGTTTCCTTTGTAGCCATTGCTTGATACTTATCCATAAAATTGTATATCTCTTCAAAGAGTATACGGTCAGTTTTGTCTTGAAAGTATTCACTCTTAATGAAAGGTAATACCCTACGGGCATAATTTTCATTATAGATTAAATTACTGAATATCGTCTTTTCTATCGTCATCGTCTGCATCTGTAAAACTGCCCTCATTTATATTATCATTAATCAAATCTTGTAGAATGTCTCCAATGAGATTGAAGAAATCATCATCGAAACATTCTTTACCTAGTCCATTAGAGTCTAACAGATTCCACTCAAATTGTAAAGAGGCGGAGTCATTTTTTTCATCTTCTATTATAGAAACCTTACCATACTCATAAACAACACCCTGCCACATTCCTGCTTTTTCTGTAAGTCCGATACCTGTCCAAGACTTATCCTTGTTTTCTACATAGGTGTAGTAGTCTCCCATATCAGACATAATGTAAATAACTCCCTATAATGTATTTTGGTTTATCAATTGGTTTGCGTCCAGCATGTAGGTGTGTCCACATTGGTGGGAACATTAACATTCTTCCTGTTTGTGGTTGAACAGAGATGTTGAACTGTGGAAACTCTGTGTGTCCACCTTCATTATCATCTAGATATAAGAAGAACACCAAGAACCTTGGAGCGCTATCAATACTACCGACATCAACATGATTATCAAACTCATCAATGTCATTTGGCATGTATCTCTTTAATCTAAAGTTTTCAAATGCAAACTTCTGTGGAAACATTCGTTCAGTAACATTTGAGTCCTTCATATACTTATCAATGTAATTGAAGAAAACCTCTTGAAGAGTATCTTCAAAAGGCTTCCACTGTTCGTGAAGTTGCATAGTTACTTGTTTAAAAGAACGGTGTCCATCAAGAACAATATCCTCATGGTGTTGAGGATACTTTTCAAACATGGCAATGAGTTGTTTTGATAACGACTCAGAGATTACGTTCTCATACGTCTGTATTAAGTTCTTCATCTTCTGGTAATCCTTCAACTGCTTCTTCAACATCTGCCAGTTTTGTTCCATACTTGAACTCTTTAGCAGCGGCAGCATCTAGTTGTTGCATCACTTCTTCAGTAAAGAATTTCTCTGGGTTGTTATTGATAGTTTTACCAAATGTTTTTGTACCATCTGGCAATTCAATACGAGTTGATACTGACTTGAATATACCATACTTTACTGCAAGTTCTAATAGTCCATAATACTTATCTAATCCACGTTCATACATCAATCTTACATCAACCATCTTATGTTCAATAGTTAATCGTGACTTAGCATTCTTACAGTGAATAATATTACCGACAACAGCAGTTCCATCTTTCTCTTTCTTCTTAGAAAGATATACAATAGAGGATGCCGCATACTTCAATCCAGAACCACCACCCATTTCTTTGGTAGGGAACATAGAACCAACTACATCATATGTGTGATTAGTAACAATCATAGGTACTTTTGCTTTACCTAGTTTCAGTGTTAACACACGAAATGTTGCCTTAACAATCTGAGCCCTTGTCATATCTTTAGTCTCTTTACCTTCAGCAGTATCTTCTACTTCTTTCGTTGTAGATAACATACCAAGTGAATCAAGACACAACATCATAGGAGCACGTTGTCCTTCTGGTGTTTCCAAATACTTGTCTAGAACTTTCAGTGATTGTGTTCTAAATTCTTGTACTGTAGTCACAGGCAAGATAACCATACGAGAAGGGTCAATACCCCTGTCGATAACCATCTGTTTAGTAATAGCAGATTCAGACTCAAAATACAACACACCAGCTTCTGGGTTTGCATCAAGGAATGACTTAACCATGCCCATAATAAAGAACGTCTTACCAGTTGCACTTTCGCCTGCAATAGCAGTAATCTTGTTGGATGCAAGTCCACCATAGATACTACCAGACAAAAGAGCATTGAAGATATAAGAACCAGTATCAATAAACGAATCTACATCTCCTGCCTCAACTCCATCACTTACGAGTGCAGCGTATTCATTGCCCGCTGTCTTGGCAATATCTTTAAAAAAATCCAATTACAAATCTCCTTCTTCTCTGTTTTCAGAACGAAACGAATCAAACCCATCGGGATATCTTGATTCAAGTTTGTCTGTGTTCATATATATGACTTCCTCTATATTAGTATCTAGAGCAATACAAGCCTGAACAAGATACCACATAATATCACCTAACTCTCGTTTGGCGTGCCATACCGTATGTTCATCCATAGGTTTACCTTGGAATAAACATTTCTTCACAATCTCAGTGAACTCACCGCTTTCGGCACTAAGTCCCATTGCAGCAGTAATAAGACGTTCTGGGGGAACCCCAAAATCATCAATAATATCTAGAGCATCCCCAAATGCATCAGGGTCTTTAGACTCATCGCTAGTCACTGCATCAACAAATCTTTGGTAGTCCAAAAGTAAAGCTTCATCAATCATATCGTATCTCCTTCATAAATTTTCATCTTGTATATAATAACAAATTATAGGGGGTTTGTCAAGAGATTTATAGAATTACACCCTTTTGTGGCACTTGAATTCCACTAGTCTGTGTTTGCCATCCTGTAGCAATTTCTTTCATAGTCGGTATCACGAAAGCAACACAAGTCTTATTGAACTGCAAAGTTCCATCAACCTTTTCACCTGTCATACAGACACCATCAACAAGAGCTACGCCCTTTTCATTCACTTGCACCAAACGTGGGCGTTCAATAGTATAGGACATCATATCATCTACGATGTATTTACCAATTACTTCTGCACCGTTTGTTAGTACAAGTGTTACAATATCATTCTGTTTCATTTTATTTTCCTATTTTAATTAATCTTTCCAACAGTATGTTGGAAAAGAACCGTTCACATCAAATATGTTTGGGTGATTCATAAGAGCACGCCGATACGGTGTCCACTTAATTCCTCTACCCCAACACAACCAATCCATCAAATCTTTTTTACCAACTTGCTTGTTAGTTTTTATAAATTCGACAATTTCTTTAAACTTCTCACTATCTCCCATAACCTTCTGTTTCGATAACAAGTCGTTCATATATTCGTTCATATCTACCATCTTATCTTTGTATATAAGATTATCACGAATGTGTTCCAAGGCATATTCTGCCTCTTCATTTCTAAATGGAAGGTCATCTAGATATGTATTCATCATCATTAGTGCATCATTATCATCACTAAAGAAAGATGCCTTATCATGCAGTTCATGGTAATAGTCTGCATCATACATGATATAAGGAACACCGTTCATCATACCATCTGTTGTGCTGACACTCCAACCACCGTACTTTTGTTTTGGAGAGAATCCCATATAGCACTTCCTGAGTTCTTTATAGTATCCCTGTTTATCAAACTTTGTTGTTACAACATAATCACGATTAGGTTTATCTAAGAGAGGTATCCAAACTTTGAAGTCCTGTCGTATTTCCCACAACTCATCAGTCAGGGCGATAAATTCTTTGAAGTGTTTGTATGTATCAGGTCTGTGATTAAATACAATAATCTTTTCTGGGTTCTCATTTATACCATCAACAATATCTTCTTCCTTAACACCTAAGTGTTGAACAGTCAATATATCATCTAATTTGATAATAGTTTTAGTGTTGAATGTTTCTGATGCTTGTTCAATCACCAAGTCCTTTTGTGCCTGTGTATTGATATAGCATCTATCATACTCTAATAGCCCAGTCATGTTTTGTAGGAAACTATCTTTAGGCCATGCAACAACATCTTTTAGGTCGAACCAATGAGAATATCCCATCACTGGAGGCATATGGTGTGTTACATTATAGAGTGTATTAGTAAGTTGGTGTGTATGTTCTGGTAAGTGTGACATAACAATATCAAAGTCGAGACTATTGTTAAGCATCTTTCGTACTACATCTACACGAAAATTAGAGCGCATGGTCTGGGGATAAGTTTCGAAGTCCATGTACCACTGCGTTACATTATCAAACTGCAACGAGGGAACTGGACAAGGAAGAATCATATAATGCCACAAGTCATCACGAATTTCATTCAGAAGTTTAATCTGATTCTTGACAACTTGGATATAACTATCTTTCTCCAAGTCCTTCTGGAAAGTAATGTTAGGATACCAGAGTACCCTAACAGTCTTTTGAAGTTTTTGTTCTTGTCCTAGTTCAAAAAGGTTCATGCGGCAATATTTTCTTTTAATGAAATATCATCCATCCACATTTCCATCTCAACGAATTCAACGTCAAGGTTGAAGTTGTTACAGATGTTCAACTGAAGAGGTTGGATTTGTGTTTTCCACAATTTTGATTGCGCCACTGTTGGGTGGTGAATAACAACTACACATTTTGTAGTTTCAGTAGCATACATAGTTTCAAGAACACGTTCCAAACGCAAAGCACCAGATGAAAAGTACATTGAAGACTGTCCAATATCTGGGCGGTTATACGAAGCAACTTTCGCATCCAAGATATTTGAATG